TGAAGCTGAGGCTATGGTTAGGAAATTTAAGAAAGTGCTAGAAGACGAACTACGCCTAAATGGAATAGGAACATACTAATGGCAGAACTAGTTGCAGCAGACTTTTACTACTCTATTCAGGCATACGAATACTCAAATATTTCCCCTATTAAAGATAGTACCCCCATCCCAAAAACTGCCGGATATGACCCAGATGTAGTTAATGCATACAATAGTACCGAGTGGGTATTAATACCTAGCGACGGTAAATCTGTAAATGTTAGAAATACAGTTCAGTACAGAATTAGAGTGTACAAAAGAACTCCGTTTGAGTTTTTAGGGGATAACGACTATAGCGGAATTACAGTAAATATTTTTGATTCTTGGAAAAGTAGTTTTCCTGGAGATGTGAGCGGGGTAAAACAAAAACCAGACACTAGCGGAACAGTATTTATTTTTAACATAAGTTCACAAGTACCTGTTACTGCAACCCCTAAAATAAATGTTAATGTTGGTGCCCTCGCTATTCGAGAAAATATTAATGTTGATGGTAAAGGTAAAGTACCAACAGTTAACTATACGGTTGCAGAAGCTATTCCAACTTGCCCTAAAAAAGAAATAATTAACTATATTTTTCCAGGAACTACTTGGTCTGTACCAAGTGCGCAAGCAGGAGGCAGACAATATTATTATGATTACTCTGAACGGCCTAACGTCGCTAGTGAAAATTATAATATAGAGTGGGATGCTTGTAAAAAACAATGGGTTGTGTTAAAAGTTGGATTTAAGGCCGTAACTAGTGGCGGCATAACTGTTGGTTTTGCAGATAGTTGGCACATATACAGATTTGACACTTCTGGAAAGCCAATTGGATCTCCGGTAAAACAGCCCAATAAAAAAAGGGCTCAACAGATTCTTTTAGAAGCCAACGCAGCTAACTGTACTCCGGTGCCTCAACCTAGCCCCGTACCTCCGGAGGGAGGGTTAACTATACCTAGCACGGACAGTATTACGTACAATCCGCCCGCACATTACGTATCTAGAGGCATATCTCACGGGGCACGTATCGCTGATTACGAAAGCGCCATGCGTGAAAATAAAAGCATTGTTATTGATACTTTTAAAGCAAACTCAGTATTTAGTCAATTTGTAGACAGCAGAAGTAACCTTGGCCGCATTTTTCAAAGCAAAGGAGCTGCAGAGTCTATGAACGTAGCCACTCAAACAAAAGGTAAAGTACCTATTTTTGGTTTTAAATTTATGTACAATCCTCAAAGCATTAACTACAGCATCCCTATGAATACGTCTATTGACTGGACTTTATCTACTCAAGACCCTGCAAATCTTATTGCTGGAAATATTGCCGTTAATTTTACCCTGTACTTAAATAGAATTGCTGATATGACTGAGTTAATGCCCCTAAAAGCAGCGCCAACAATGTACTCAAAAAACTACCCTAGACAGTTATCTAAAGAAGAAGTTGAAGGCATTTTACTACGCGGTACTGAATACGACCTTGAGTTTTTATATAGATCTGTTAATGGTAATAGAGATATGAAGGGTAACTCTTTGCTTACCTATGATGGAGAGTCTGCGGATAAAGGATACATAACTGGTGTACCTCTTTGGTTTGTTCTTCACGATAATTTGCGATATTATGGCTCTTTACAAAACATATCAGTAGACCACGTTGTCTTTACCGACAAAATGGTGCCAATGCTTTCAGTAGTCAGCATTAGTTTCTTAAGATACCCATCAGGAGCAGAAGTTGAAGATTTATTAAAGGCTAAGAACAAAGAAGATTCTACAGTGCCTGAGGTTGATCCAAACGCAAGTAAAACTGCAAGCACAGGGACGACAACGCCATGATTGATAGAGTATCTAGGTATTACAATGGGCCTCTTGCTCAAGTTAAACACAAATACACAGGAGACTACACTATTGCCGTGTTTAGAGATTTTCCAAATGACGTTACCTATAAGTATATTGACTATATGTGGAAAGATGGAGATTCTTTAGGGGAGCTTGCTAAAAACTTTATAGGCCACTCTAAATATTGGTGGCAAATTTTAGAGATTAACCAATTAATTTCTGACCCTTTTTCTATAGAGCCCGGCACAACAATAAGGATGCCATATGCTAAGTAATGGCCCTAAAAAATTTTTTCCTTGGGAGTCTAGTGCTGAGTACAATTCGTACACAGTTTCTTTTCCTAAAGCTCCTGAATTTAAGCTTATCTTAATAGGTGCAGAACTGTATCAAGACAGGGATCAGCATGATCGTCTTATGCTGCACTTTAAAGGTAAGCCTTACTCTGATGGCACCGTTGTCTCTTCAGGTGACCCAGTTCAGTTCACCTATAGTACAAATAATATAAAGCAAAACTTCTATGGGTATGTGTACTCAGTTGAGCCTATAAATGAATCAGACGCCCAAAATACAAATATCTTATGCGTAGCCGCGTCGTATCTATTAAAAAATACAGATCAAAAAATTTATAAAAATGTTACCGCGGATCAAGTTGTTACAAAAATTGCTGCTAAATATGGGATGAGGGCGGTTACTCAAAGACACCCGCGAGTAAGAAAAACTATAGTTCAAGCTGGGCAAAGTGACTGGCAACTCTTACGCCGCTTAGCTAAGCAGACTGGGTTTGCTCTAAGAGTTGAGGGTACAACAATTATATTTGTCTCTAAAAATAAAATCTACGCTAATAAAAAAGACCAAGCACCATACTTTAACTATGTAGACAAAGAACTTGGTGGGTCTGTTACTCGCCTTGAAAGAGCAATGGGTAGCATTATTTCTTTTGATCCAATAGTTTCAGATGAGTCTCCAGAGCTTGGTTCAAGAGTAGACAGAATTATAACTGGATATAACGAAAAAACGGGCACAGTTATTGAAACAAAACACTCGCTTAAAGACTTTAACTTTGAAGATAAAGGCATTGTTGTGCCCGAGGAAACTTCTGCAGCATTTAAAGCTTGGGAGCTTATACAATGACCTCTAGATTTTCTAAAGTAAACAAAAATAATAGCGGATCTTCTAAAGCAGCTTTTACTAAACATACTGTTTTTGAAGTAGCCACTACTCTTACAGAAAGTAAGTACATTGCTAATGATTTTGCTGACGCTCAAAGATACGCGTATAGGGCAAAAGTAAACTTAATTGGGGACTGTTTAGTTAAGCCTTATGAACCTATTTACTTAGACGGATTGCCAGATGGTATGGATGGGTATTGGACAGTTCTTTCAGTTAAGCACATATTTGGAGGAATCCCAGCAAAATATATGATGAAGTTAGAAGTTGGAACAGACGTCTTAGGTCAAACTAACCCAGATGCCTATAAAGCTTTTTCTGTAAGAGATATATCTGGGGAAATTTCAGGCCAGTCTATAGCGCCATTACCATCTAAACTTCAAGACTACTCATTTTTAATAAATAACTCTACTTTAGACCCTAACTACGGAATTACGCCCCCAAGCTCGGCTGTCTCTAAACCTTATAATGATCTTAGGGGAGTCCCATGCACATCAGTAAAGTGGTTGGATGACTATCAAGATGCTGCCCCAGATTTTTCTATTATTAAGCGACCAGTTACTTGGGCTGCCGGTCGCAAGAGTGGAGTTTACTAATGTTTACAAATGATCAAGACTATGGGATGGATCCCACAGGTCGATTTAGATTTTTTGGTATCTATGAGGCTAAGGTTGTAGATATAGATGATCCCCTAAAGAAAAATAGAATTAAAGTAAAAGTTCAGCAATCAACCGGTCAAGAAGTATCCGGTTGGGCTAGATCTTGCCAGCCAATAACAAACGTAGCTAATCACCCTGACCACCAAGAGCACGAGGCTTCTGCAATTGCGGCCCTATTGACTACAACGGCCACTACCGCTGCGGATCCACAGGGGGGTTCTGTGACTATACCAGCGTTAACCGTTGTGGCTAAGGCGGGTGCTGGTACCCTTAAACACCCACGTAAGACCGCGGCCAATACCACTCAAATGTGGAATGACGCTCAAGAACAAACCCCCGTGGTAGCTGAGCACACGCCACATCGACTAGTACCTAAAGTCGGACAATTGGTGTGGGTTATGTTTGTTGCGGGAGATCCTGAATACCCAGTATGGATAGGAGTGCAATGAGCCGCGCCATAGACTACCCGTATACTTTAGACCCTTCCGGAGCTTTAGAAATTACCGAACAAGCTAATAAAATTTGGCTAGATCGTTTATTGACCTTACTATCTACAAACGTAGGGCAACGACCAATGCTTACCTCCTATGGCACAGACCTTATGCAGGCACTATTTGAAAATGAAAATGTTTTAGACACGTCTATAAAGCAGGCGGTAACCGCCGCAGTAAGAGTTTGGTTACCAGAGATTAGTATAAGCAGTATCTCCACCTTATTCCCAGAATATGGCGGGCAAGCTCAAGTAACTATTACGGTAATCCTCCCAGATAGTACAATAAAGACCTTAGATGTAAGTAGTGCAATATTCAGTTCTGATGGAACAGTAACGGCGGTTAGGTAATATGGCAAACGAAATACAGATTGACTATACTTCTAGAGATTTTGCTGCCCTTAAAGTTGATCTTGTAAACTTAATTAGCGCAAGAACAGATAAGGCCTGGGATGCCTCAGACCCTTCCGACCTAGGGTCGGTTCTTGTAGAAGCATTTGCCTACATGGGAGACATAATGTCTTACTATCTAGACAGGGTGGCTAATGAAACTTCAGTAGAGACTGCCGTAAAACGAGAGACTCTTTTAAATTTTGCCGCCTTGTATGGGTACAAACCTTCTGGGCCTACTCCCGCAACGGTGAGCGTATTATTTAAAAATACAAGTGATGCCCCTATAGACATCCCTAAAGGAACTCAAGTAATGGCTCCCTTAACTTATGGCCCATATACAGAAATTTATTTTGAAACTACTCAGTCTGCAACTCAGCTTGCAGCGGGTGCATCAATTACTCTTACCGCAAAAGAAGGTAAAACAGTAAATACCGACCGACCAGACTTAATTGACCCGTTAAATAACAAGCCACTACCATCAAGTCTTGGGTCATCTACGGGCGAGCCAAGCCAAGAAATAACAATTTCTGACTTTGGTCTTGTAGATGATTCACTTATTGTATATGTAGGACAAGGTGCTGCATTTGCTGGATGGTCCTATGTTGACACTCTTTCTGAGTATGGCCCAACAGCTCTAGTATTTACAACCGCTCAAAATGAAGACGGAAGCTTAACAGTTATATTTGGAGATGGGGTTAATGGCGCAGTTCCTCCTACCGGACAACTTATAAGCGCTACGTATAAAACAAGCCTTGGTACTTCAGGAAATGTGATATCTAGTGCTATCACTGAAGTTACTTTTATTCCCGGAAATATAGATCCTGAATCAATCTCTTATTTGGACGTAACAAACGATGCCGCAGCTATTGGCGGCGCAGATGCTGACACTACAGACCAACTTCGTACAAAAATTAAATCAGCAATCTCTGCTCGTAGACGTGCAGTAACCCTAGAAGACTATGAGTTTTTAGCAAATCAAACTCCACAAATTGGTAGAGCTAAAGCAATATCGTCTATTTACAGTTCGGTAACCTTGTACATACAGACTCAAAATGATGGGACTAATACTCCAGG